TGTGACGCCGTCGTCCTTGAACACGTTGCATGGGAGCGTCTTTACCGAGTTCGCTACGAGATTTACGCACGCCCAGACTGCATCAAGCTCAAGAGCTTTTTCGTAAGTGACTGTTTCACCTGAAGTCGTTCCAAGGCCGAAGAAACCTCGCCAGAACTCGCCGTCGGTGAGCTTGATGGGTTTTCCGACCCATCGATCAATGAAGCCCATATTCGCTCCGTCGTGAGTTAGGCGATGACGACCATGTTATTGATAAAGTCATCGAGGTTTTCTTCTGGCTCAATCGGAGTGTCCATCGCAGCACCAATAGCCATCGCCAAAGCTACCGCCGCATCGATACGAACCGAAGCTTTCGTTTTTACAAACCAGCGGTTTTCTTGCGGGTCGTGATCGAACGTGGCGCCCATGAGGGCAGTCATCAACACCGGGTTTCGCCTTAAACGAATGCGCCCGTCGATGATCATGTCTTCTAGCGCCAGTACCGAGCCCGGCATCCACAAGCCTTGCGGGGGTGGCAGGCCAGCGGCTTTTGCGGCTTCAACTTTCGATGGTTCGGGCTTAGCCCTGACCTTACCACCCTGCGGATGTGCAACATGATCAACTTCAATGCCGAGCGCGTCTACCTCTTCGCGAAACTTGTCGTAAGCGTAGCGGTCGTAAGCAATGGCTTTGATTTCAAACTTCTGATCAAGCTTCTGAAGTCGTGCCGCAACAAAGTCATATCGGACACGTTTGCCCGGCGTGGCATTGAGCCAGCCTTGCTGCACCCATAGCTCATACGGCGCTTTGTCGGCCTGCGCTCTGGCTTGCAGAGTTTCCTGTGGCGTCCAAGCCTCAACCCACGCATCAAAGGTCGGCAGACTGACGGTAGCTCCGTCATCACGTTCCATTTCCATGAAACCCGTAGGAATCACACAGGCAAGAACAGTCATATCCTTACTGCCGGAAAGGTCGACGCCCATAAAGACAGGCTTGTCTGCGTGTTCCTCTTCAGGGTCGAAGTCGTCCATGACGCTTTCGACAGTCTCACGCGGCATCCATGCCTTATCGGCATCGGTCCAGCAGCAAAAGTGCAGACGCAGAATGCCGTTCAGCTTGCCCGGCATCTGCTTGGCCTGAGCAACAACGCCTGCAAGATATTCGTGCGTCAGAATCACACCGAGAAGTGGATTAGCTTTCTTCCAGCAAGTCGGATCGTTCAGAGGGTCATCACCCTTATCGAGCGCACAAACCCATGCAAAGGTCGTGTCATCGATGACCTCACCGACGTAATTAAACACCTCGTCTGGCGTCTGCGTCCCAGCCGCAACCCGAACTGCGTGCTCGTGTTCTTCCCAGCAGATGCTGTTCTTGTCGCTGCCAGAGTTCGTAATCATCAGTAGCAGCGGCTGGCGACGAAACTTGAAGCCGCGCTCGAGCATTTCCATCGTCGATCGATCTGGATGCTCGTGCACCTCGTCGCAAAGCGCGAAATGCGGTCGTGGACCAGAACCCGACTTTCCCGAATCCTTTGAGATCGGACGGAAGAAAGATTGTGATTTGTGGTGCGCAATATTGAACTCGCGACCAATACCACCGCTGAACTTCACGCGCTGCATCAAAGCAGGTGCAGCCCGCGCCATTTTCACAGCATCCTGAAAGAGAATCCCTGCCTGTTCTTTCTTAGCAGCAGCCGCATAAATCTGCGCGCCCGCTTCCTTGTCGGCGATCAATCCAAAAAGGCCGACACCGCCAGCGAATGGAGATTTACCGTTGCCCTTGCCTTCTTCGATGTAAGCACGACGAAAACGGCGGGAACCGTCTTCACGCTTCCAACCGAACAACGAACCGAGCTTGAAGGCCTGTGAGGCATGCAGTTTAAATGGCTTACCTTCGAACTGGCCTTCTGAGAGCTTCAATCGCTCTTCGAAGAAGCGAAACACACGATCCGCTTCCTCATCGTCAAACCAGAGCCCGCGCTCATGACCGGTAGCCAAATCGTCGAAATGACGCTGGCAAGCGTTCCGAACGTGCGGGCCTGCAATCTCAGTGCCGTCAATGACAGCTTGCGCGTAAGCGCTCACACGCTCCAGCGCAGGCATATCAGTCAAGCAGATCATCCTTCTCATCGCCGTCGTCGCCAGTCGCAACTTTCGATGCGTCCGCAGGCGTTGCACCCATCTGGCCAAGCATCTGACGCAGCAAGTTCATCGCCTGCACGCCAACTTCTTGCCCAGCCATGATGCGGCCCTGAATATTTGCCGCCATACCGACCAACGTGCGGTGCGACTGGTTCAGCCACGGCAGCTCTTTTTCAAACAGCTTCCATGCAGCCTTGGCTTTTAGCTCCGGCGTATCCTTCAACCATGCGGGAGGATTGCCGAGCGGGCCATCGGCCTTGGCGTCGGTGCGGTTTTTGAAGCGCTGCGGGTTTTTTTTATCACTTGCCTCTACTGCCGCCTTGGCGCGAGGCGTTCTTGGCCTCGCCATGGCATAAATCCTTTAGAGGGGTCATATTTTGAATTGTGGATGCGTGCGCGATGGACCCTCGCCGTTCCGTTGGAATCGAAAGCTGACGAGTTGCAATATACCCCCTAGCCAAACAATCGAAGTTGACCGAGAAGTGATGCACCTTTGTTTCCGTTGCATTGTCTGCACGAACACTGAGTGTTAATGCGGGTATGGTCACCGCCAAGAGAAATCGGTATGATGTGATCCAGCTCTGGCGCACGAGGATCGGTTGTTCCGCGTAAGCGCTTAGGTGTTTTTACACCGCACATCTGACACTTCCATCCATCTCGAGACAGGATCTCAATAGGATCGAAGTTATCATTTGCCACACCCTTCATGCGTGCTCTGCGCTTAGCGCTACCTTTTCTCCGTAAGTTCTTCTGCGAGCATGCATCTGTGCAAAACCGCGAATGGGCCCTTCCGTACACTGGTGCGAATATTATCGAGCACTCTGGGCAAACTCTTTCAGAGCGATCAATGTCGGACTTCGATGCCTGCGCTTGCTGTGACTGAAACTTAGTACGCGCATCACGGCACGCATCTGAACATATCGATTGAGATAGAATGTCGGCTTGAAATCTCAATCCGCATTCAAGGCAAATACTGCGCTTTACAGTATAGGAAACTTTGAACGATTTAATTGTTTCGGCGTGTCGCTGCTTGGCATTTAAGTTCGACTGAGCAGCAAATCCACATGATCTAGAACAGAACCTTGCAACATTATGGCTGTCTTTTCTGCGTTGAAAGACTGATCCACACTCCTCGCATATGTGATCAGGCGCTCCATCATTGTGCGCCTTCCCTAAGGCTTTATCACGGATACGCTTTGCCTTTGATGAGCACGCCTTACCGCAATATAGCTTCGTCTTTGGGCCATTGATCTCGATGCCGCACTGCATACAAGCACTGTTATTGTCGTTTGCTGGCTGTTGCCAATCTAAGGAATTCATAATGCTCAAGGTCTCGACTCCTTGACGACCTCATGTGAATTGGCGGGGAGCCGGAGCTCACCCGCCTAACCATGCAAGAGGTCGAGAATTGCATGGTTAATCTACCGGCCATCCGTCGGCCCCAAAGGTCACGATGTCCTGACCTCGCTCCAAGCGCTGCTTGGTTCGGTCGTGGCACGTCTTGCAAAGCGACTGGAGGTTGCCTGCATCCCAGAAGAGGAACTCGTCGCCCTTATGAGCGATGACATGATCGCAAACCGTCGCCGGTTCTACGTCACCAACATGCAGGCAGAACATGCAGAGCGGTTGGTCAGTCAGTTGTCGCTCACGCATTCGCTGCCATCTGGCAGTCTTATAGAGGTGAACCCATGTGCGCTGTGTCACGACGCCAGCTTGTCTACGATCTTAGCTGTGTCGCTGCCAATGCGGCGAGCCTTCGTAAGCGTATATGGCTCGTCACGATCATTGATCAACCCACCCAACGTAACGACGTCGGCCACAACGGCGACGGGAGTCGTCACAACGTCCGTGGCAATTCGGAATAGACGATCAAACATGGAATTACTCCTCACGATAGTAACCAGCTTGGGTGCGCCTGCACTTAACCCACAATATATCGTGGCGGCAGAAGGCGTTGCTGGTCTTGTTTGGTTGCGGCAGGTCGGATTCGAACCGACGATCTCTTGGTTATGAGCCAAGCGAGATGACCACTTCTCCACTCCGCATTGATTGTCCTTAATGAAACTGGTCAAGGTGGCAGGATTTGAACCTGCGACCTCTCGGACCCAAGCCGAGCGCTCTACCAACTGAGCTACACCCAGATGAAAATGATCGGCGGGGAACCCACAGGAATGAGCTCAACCCGCCGTATCCCGTCTGCCGGAGGAGAAACGGCGCCGGGGATTTGAATAGATTGGCAAGCGCAATGCAGGCGTGCACTGCCTATGTCTGCGCGCCAATGACTGCAGGGGACTGCGCTTGCTTTTCAGATTGACGACTGAATACCGTCGTCGGGTAGTTACCCGAAGCTCAGAGACTGCACCTTACTGCAGCATGTCTTCGGGTCCGTCGCCATTGCGCACGGAACAGTGTGGGGCAACCGCATAGCGGTTGAACCCCTTCACTATACTCTCCGTGAGATCACGAAATATGGACCTAGGCTGCGTATTTTTTGATTGCGGCTGCCAAATTATCGTTTGCAGACAGCAAAGCTCGCCTACCCCCTTTTCGACGAGAGTATTCCTCGGACATGCCAGCTGAACGGCCAACATCAGTATAGGTCTTGGCTTCAAGCGCTGCTTCCAATACCTCTCGATCCCTGTCCTTCAACTCTTGAAGAGCATCAAACCACACATCGCGCTCAATCATTGCAGTGAGTGTGTCCTCCCACTTTTCACCGCCACCACCAGCACAAGTTGTCTTGCGCATACCAAGGAAGCTATCAGCGATCTTTGGCGACCCGCACGGCAGTCCTTTCGGATACCGAGTGTAGGTAACCTTGGACATATCTGTGTTAGCGTAGGCCTCAGCCAAAGCCTTTGCTGATTGCTCGGCGGTGAAACTCTGACCATTGCGGCGCTTGCCGTTTGGAATGTAACGGGGTGGCTGAGTATCGAGCGTGGCGGCAAAATAGTGATTGCTGTCAACGATCTGCCGTGGATCATCGCCACCACCTGACTGAACGTCCGTTTTGTCACGACAGCCAAGCATTGAACCCGTCGGCATCCGAATATCTGCCTGAATTACGTCACCATCGATGCCCAGAACGTAACCAACCTCGGTTTGGTGGCCGTCACTGAAACGCAGGCGACCTATCCTTACTGTCTGACCTCGGTCGTTTGTTTCTAATTCGCCAGACGCAACACTTTCCATGATGGCCTGCACCGAGGGGGTGACAAGGCGTTTACGCTCGAATCCCATGTCAGCAACTTCTTCAGGATCGTTGTCATTCGCAGATGGAGTGACTGACCAGTTCGTCTGCATCGGCTCATATTCTTCTTCAGGACGATTGCGATAAGCCATTAGAGCTTTAAGCTGTTCTGCGATAGATCCATGACGGCTGGACTTGCTCATGCTGCATCCTCATCAAAGCTCTCGTATTCCGTCTCTTCGTCGCAGCATTCAGTTTCTTTGTCTGCGTACTTCCACCCTTCTTTCAGGGTTTTGGCCGCTGAACGTTCTGAATCATGCCACTCCACAGCCCACCCATCACGGTCTATGAATTTTTCACCATCGTCGGTGACCTCTTCCGTAAACTGACACTTGGCTGCGACGGCGTATCTTTTTCCGTCTGCCCCTTTTACCTTGATGAAATAACCTCCACGCGGCTCACCATATTTTTTAGAGAAATATTCCTCAATTTCTGACGATTTCACCACATCCATCGACCCGATGATGGTTACGCTTTCTGGTAAATTATCATTTGCTACGATCATAAAATTCTCCTCGTGTTTGGTTCGTCACTTACGCGGCTTGGTTTGTCGCGCTTTCACTCAGCCAGCCCTTAACCAGCCTCACTGCCTGCTCTGCAGCATCTTCTTCGGTCACTGCCCTGACGACCACGACGGGAAAGCCAAGAGCATCAAGCAACGGATGGCGGGTTATCTGGCTTGGTTCGAGCTTGGCCTTGCCGACCTTGTTTTCAATCTGCCGCAGCACACCACCGTAGAGATAGATCCGGACGTCTGCCTCTCCCGGCGTCAGTCCTG